GTGCGGCTCTACACATCGAGCAATACACTCAAGCAAATACCAATAGAGGCCGTAGCCCTCCATGCCATACTTGAGCCTGACGCGCTTCAGCCGGGAGTCGATTGCAGCAGTAGACTGGTGCTTGAACCACTTCATTTAGCAGCTTCCCGCTTCACCATCTCACTGAAGCCAAACTCTTTGCCGCCGCGTAATGCAGCGCGCTCTGCTTCCGCCATCTGGTCAGCGTTCAGGTCTTTCGAGTTCGCGGCTATATCGACAACGTAGTCATCGACAGTGCGCTCTTCGATCTTGTTGCGCCGGGCTATGCTTTGATAGTGGCGGCTGGTATCAGGGTACAGGTCACCCCAGTCAATCCCTAAAGCAGTAATGATGTCGAGATTGCCGCACCCCGCCCAGCACTTGAGCAGGATGCGACCGTCCTTTCCTAAGTCGATTGATAGCGACGGGTCACTGTCATTGTGCGCCGGGCAGCATGCCACCCATCGGCTGCTCCCTAACTTCTTGACCTTGTTCAACCTCGCTAGAAACTGCTCCACCATTTTTCAGCACCTCCGAAATGCCTTGGTTTACGATCATTTTTTTGCGCATCTCAGCCGCCTCCATCAACAGATCCGTGTCTCTCAACATATCGTTGATGCTGACACCTAACGCAGCACAGACTTTGAGAACCGAGCCAATCTTAATGTCTCGCTGTACCCGCCATCTGGACACTTGCTGCGGCGCGACATCGCAACGCCTTGCTAGCTCTGCGCCAGAAACGCCATGCGCTTCCTGCAGCGCACGTATGCGATCACAAATCGAAATCGAAATCATCTTTTTTCTCCGTTGGTTGGTTGTCTTGGGGCTGCTCTGCTTTTGGCTTCGGCTCGTAAGTGTCGCGCACGGTGTAAGGCTTGCCAGTCTTGCCAGAGATCCGAGTTTCGATCTTCAGCTTCTCTGCCTCTGGATTGTCTCTGCGCCATTGCTCAAACCAATTCACAAAGTCTTTCACCAAAATGGTCGCGCCCCCCACAACCCACTCGGGTCGGTTATCTCGCCTTTCATCGACATAAACGCCGTTCACAAATTCCAGTTCTCTTTTCATAAAGCCCCTCCATCATCGAGTTTCATTTGTGCCACTAATTTAGCCACATCACCATGCGGCCTAAAGATTGCCTCACGCTCGGCAGTCGTCCATATCCCGCCCTTACTAGGCGCTAGATCCAGCGTCTGCCTCTCCTCATCCGTCAGCTCGTAAATCGCCTCAGCAGCGACGGATAAATTACCCTTGTGTATTGCAGCCTTAGTCCTGCAGATCGTAGGCCAGTTGCGGTTGACGCAGCCATTGTGGTTGAGCAACAACTGCTGCGCACTGACTGACTGCTCCAACATATTACCCTGCTCGGTGAAGCTGTCGGCCTCATCCTCTGCGTAGACCTGACCATGTACTCCGATCAGCTTTAGGATAACTCTGTCCTTAGCCCGCTTTTCTGCCATTGCGCAGTAGTATTTATTTTTTGTCGTCGCCTCTGACGCCTCACCGACAGACCACTCACTACGCCCATTCAAATGCCCGGTCACAGACAGAGCCACAAAGTCAGGGCTAACATGCAGCGGCACAGGCGGATCAAACTGAATGCCCTTATGCGCAGCCATGCGCTCGCATGCAAAATGATGCACAGCCCATTGGCCTTTTTTTTGCGGAATCTCCCAACAAGCCGCTGCCTTATTCAGCCGCAGCTCTTTTAACACCTCCTTGATGGCTTCAGGTATATCACTCATACTCTAAGACCCTCCCGTCTTCCATCGCACTAAGTTCGTAGCCGCGACCAAAACCATACTTGTAATACCGAGATGACCACGGGCTAATGTCTGTCGTCTCGCCCAGATAACCCGCCAAGAATCCAGCAAAGTAACTTTCCTCTGCATGTTCTTTGTCACGCTCGTCCGTAATGTCTTGCGCAAACTCCTCGAACAGCGCCATGACCTTCTGCACGTCAATGGTAGCCACCCTCGCGCCTCGCCTCTTCTGCATCGGCCTCCTCCTTCTCAATTAACCACGCATGCACAGCATTGCTGACATACTCCCACACTGCTTGCGCCCCTGTTGAAACCACCGTTGGAGCATCTGCCTTAACAGCCGCGTCCATGAGCTGCATCACCCATTCGAGCTGATGGTCGATGACTGGAATGCAAATATCTGCCAAATAGTGATGCTGATTGTATTCGCCCACTTCATATAAAAACGCCAACAACAGATCAGACCGTAACTGCCGGTGGCAGCTAGTGATTGGAATGCTGATGAAGTTGTCAGGGTCGTCACGCCAGTTTTTTTGCAGAGACATGTCACACTCCGCCAAACAATCCTTCCAGTATACTTCGCTCATAAACGCCTCCGATATTTGTTACTACCCACCCAGACTACACCATCATCGTTTTGTTGTCTATACGAAAAAGTTATACGATATAGTGAATCGGTATAACAGCGCATCGCTTTTCTGTTGACTGCAGATGCCATTGTGGTATCCTGATTATGTTGAGTGATAACACGGAGGTACAAAAATGAGCTACGTTATTGTCAATGCAGAGAACTACAGACTTCTAAATCAGGGGGGGACGCCTTTCAATTCGGCTGGCGGCGCAAAGCGATCTCTTACTTCCTTGATTAAGAAGATGGCTGCTCGTAAAGCAGAATACACCGAGCGTTACGGCGCGGATGGCTTCGACAACAACACCGGCAACCAGTTGGAGTTTCTAAAAGGCTGCGTAGTGATGAGCCTAGCGGAGTTCGAGGCTAATGAGCCGATGGTCGAGCGAATCAACCTTATGTCTGGCGAGCCTTACATGGAAAGGCTAAACACCCCGCTTTACTTGTCGCCTGCCAGCGAGACTTACTGGAGCATGTAATCTAACGCCCCCGAAAGGGGGCAACACGCGGAGGGAGTAACTATGAAGATGGAAAGGCAGGAGATATTGGCGGCAATGACTCATTGCTATCGGGAGATCCAGCGCCATGAGAAGCTACGCGATAAGGCCGAGAATGCCCGTGACCGGGAACACCATCAGTGGTGGATGGGCTACGAGCGCGGCAGAGCGAGCGGCCTACAAATGGCTTACCAGATGGCAGGAGGCAAGTTATGAGAGTTATTGATTTAGCTGGGCCGCAGGGCAACGCTTGGATGCTGATGGGCCTTGCGGAAAGCTGGTCTAAACAACTAGGTGATCCGCCAGAGGTCATTGAGGCGATGATGGTGGATATGCAGTCAGGCGATTACGATCATCTGGTAAAGGTGTTCGAGCAGAAGTTCCAGCACATTGCAGAGTTGATCTACCCGGAACCCGAGGACGGCGAGGAATGAGCAATACGTGGGATCAAATCGACTATGACCTGCAGCGCAAGCTGATTGAGATCAACCGCCGGTATGAGCGAGGCGAACTTACATACCGCGAGTGGATCGACGAGCGCATAAAGGCCGGGGCAACCGACGGGCCGGGGTCGCCGGTCAATAGCTCCAAACCGTAGGCGATGGCCTGTCATCATCCCAATCTAGGTGGATGAATCGGCTGTCGCCTTTTTGGTTTACACCGATGCGTGGGCAGCGCCGCAGCACAGCAACACAAAGCAGCGTGTGCGCTCTCTCACCACGTACCCCGATGTCCACCGCCTTGCCTGTAGTGTGCGCACCGACTGACCTGCCGTTTGCGGTCTTTGCTTTTTCGACAGGATGATTCTCACACCGATACCCTGACGTTACAGGCAGAGGAAACCCGCAGTCTTCTCGTATCTGATTTAGCTTGGCCCGGACGTTGTCATCAAAGATAAGCTCACCACAGCCACACTGACAGCGTAACTCATCGTCACTAAAGTAGCTCATTCCTTACGGCCCAAGAAGACAGCGAACGACCCGGTGAGCGCCCCGGTCATAACTGACACGAGAGCAGCTTGCTCAGGGTTTGGGTCGGGCAATGACATGAACCACTCCACTGTCCTGTAGGTCATAAAGATCATGGCGAACATTAAAAGGCGCGGGATGATGCGCCATGCGTTTAATTGCTCTGGCGTCATTACTTTCTCAGCTTCATCAGTTTGTCTGCACCCCTTATGCCGAATGAACTTGTGACGGCGATAAAAAGGAGGTACTGGTACCATTCTGGAAGATTGCCGAGAGCCTCAAAAGCATCATGCACCCGATCCATAACAGCAGGATCATTGAAGCCAACGCCATACAAAACAGCGACGATAGGAGCAGATAACAAAAGCGCAAACCATTCGTCTTTCCAGCTATTAGCTGACGCATCAGCCATCTTGCTTTCCCAATCAGCATCGTTTTGTATTACCTGTAGTTTGGCTTGATGTTTGGCCTGAGCCTGCTCGTGTTTATTGCTGAGATAGCCAGATGCCAAGTTTGCTATCGGTCCTATCAACGCTTGCAACATAACCTAGCCCCTCAAATACACCGCAAGCGAAACGCCTGCTGTGACTACAATCCAGAATACCCGCTCCCCAAACTGCAGCGTCCTGCTATTAGTCAACACGCTACTGGTCAACGCCTTGATGTCGTCTTGGTGCCGATCAATCTGCTTCTCATGGCGCTCAAGCCGTTTGAACGCTGATAGCAGGCGCTCTTCTATCCGGGCAAAATCTGCCACGGAATAGCTCAACTTGTCGAGCTTGCCCTCGATTCTTTCGAGTCTCTGCTCTGTCATTTCCAGAGTCTTCTCCACGCCTTACGAACGGCCCTTATTAGTCTTTTTACGCGCAACTTAAAATCTACCTGCAAAGCCCAAAGTCGGCCTTTTATCCGCGCAATAGCATTTCTGACATCACGCCGAGAATTTGTGATTGCGCTTGCAACCCTTACCCTAAACTTTTTACGAGCCATCCCAAGGGTCACCGTCGTTGCACCTATCCTGCCATTCGATCTCCTCAAACGTCTGAATACCAGTAGGCTCGTAATAGTCGCACATGTCATAAACGCCATCGTCGTTTACGTCGCAAACCTTCTGCCACGCGGTCATGTTAAAGTTCAGTCCCTCTGACCACGGCACATATGTCTCACACCACTGAGGACTGCCAAGATCGCCCTCGCCGCTTGGCTCCTGATAAACATGATCCCGCTTGAGGCTAGGCAGCACCTTTCTCAACTCCATGTCGCCGCTACCCCACTGCTTGAGGCGATATAGTTGAGAGTAGTCACTAACGTACACTTTTTCGTTCTGCTCTACCGTGTACTGCGTCCCATCGTCGTAGAGAATTACTGTCTTAGACATTACGGATGCGGATAAGAAAACCAATAACATCAGCAAGTTTTTCATTTAGTAGCGACCCTCCCACACTCTGAGTTTATCGAAATCACCTGATAGCATTTTTCGCTTAATGACTTCCCGGCATGCCTTCTGATCGCTCCAGTCCAGCCCGGCCTCTTTGATCCACTCGCTAAGAACGTGCATAGGCAAAATCCCAGCAAGCCTGTTCTCGCCAGTCATACCAACGCCCATGCTTCTGAGGCGCGCTGCTTCTTCTACATATGGATCGTTTAAATGTGTTTTCTTGACGATTACTTTGTTTTCGACATCGTCAAAAATGACCTCTTCTTTAACTTCCATAGAACTCTCCCAAAAAAAAGGGGCGGCGAACCGCCCCACGGACCACTCTTTAACTTGTGGTGTTGTCAGCGATGATGCCGCTGGCCTTTTCGTTCTTGCAGATCAACGTCAGCTCAGTAGTTACCTGACGCTTCTCATGGTCACCCGTTTTTGCAAGAGCTTCGTTCTTGGTTGGACGCAAAACGCCAACCGCCCACATGTCGTCTTGCATGATGAACACATCACGGCTTCGGTTTTGCCGAGATGGTACAAAGGTCACCTCTCCCCAAGGAGTCAGATAGACAGCCAGATAGTTGCTGACTTTTCCGCCTTCTGCAGAGATTTGCGACCGCTGGTTGTTGTTACCAGCAAACGAAAGCGCCTTGGTCATCTGAAACGCGCTAAGGTAGCAGGTTTCTGGCTTGCCGCCCTCTTCCCAAATTTGCTGCATTACATCATCAAACTTGGTCTGTGAGAACGCAGTGGCAGTACCGTCATCGGTTCGAGCATCGCTGCCGTCTCCGGTTGGGTTTGCACCACTGTTGCCGCTTTGGAAGTTCACGTTAGTGATTAACCAAGCAGGCGCACCAGCAAGCTCACGCGCTGTCGTAGCGTTACCAGCCACCGCAGCATTGTTAGCAAACAACGCCTTTTCGATGTCTAGCTTTTGCTCCTTAGCAACCTTCAGAGTTTGATAAGCCATTTCCTTCGCACGACCGGCTTTGTTCAAGCCCTCGTCTGTACCGGGAATGGTTACCGCATTCTTGAAGATTTGCGTTCGGTTGCCTCTGCGTACTGTCGCAGTGCGAGCCTCTGCAGTTGTCTCATCTCCCTCGATATGGGCATTAACTGCCGATGCTCTCAGGGAATCGGTTTGCCACTCGTGCAGCGTTGCCGATACATTGATTTTTCCGCAAGCGGAATAAAAAGGGGTCTGCTCAGGCGAAACATCATAGATAATATCTTCAAGCGACTCCCGAATTCCAACAGCATCATAGCTGTCGAACGTGTTGGCTGACTGTGCCATGTTAATTACCTCACTCTTTGAACATTAAGGATAGAGCGTCTTCAATGCTTCCGCTCTGTTTCAGTTTTTCACGAGTTTGTCTCTCAGCGGCTTTCCTTGGCCTTATCTTCTTAGCACCCGGTTTCGCTGTGCGTCTGGATTTGGTCTTGCCTTTTACTTGCGCTTTCGTTTTTCCAGCCTGTAGCTCTCGCCACTTGACTGCGTCGTGCAAGACAAGGATTGCCCGGTGATCCACAACGCCCGCAATTTCCTCTGCACTATAGCCATACACATCCGTTCCGACAGCAACAAGGTTGTCGCGGACTGCACTGGCTTTTTCTGGCTCAGAAAATTCAGGTATCAAAGTTTTAAGGGTTTCAAGTTCCCGCTCTAAATAAGCGCGCTGTGCAGCCTCTTGTGCCTGACCTTGCTGTGCAGCTTGCTGCTGTAGCATTTGCATCTGGCTGCTCCATTTAGTCTGCGCTTCGTCATAAGCCTCTTTTTGATTCCAGTACCCTATGGGGTCAACATCTTTTAAAGACTTATCTGGCGGCTGCGGGGGTTGTAACGCCCCTGACTGCGCTAGTTGAAGTGCTTGGCCTATCTGCTGGCGCTCATTTATAAGGTCTGCATAAATAGCCTCAACCTGCTTTCGCATCTGGGCATTTTCCTGCATTCCTTTTTGGACATACTGCTGACCACTGTATCCTCGCTTCAAGTCCTCAAGAGTTACCTTTTCCTCTATGCCGCCAACTTTGACGGAGTAGTATTCCGGCTCTGATTCCTCTGCTTCTTCAGTGTCTTCGTATTCGTCCTCTGAGTCATCTTCTGACTCTTCATCTTCGGCTTCGTCTTCGTCTACTTCCTCAAACTCGGCCTCTTCTACATCATCATTTTCTGCAGGGGCCAATAAACCCTCTACGGCGCTTTCAAAACTATCAAGTTCAGTCGTTTCCACGGTACTGAGTCCTCATCTATTTTTCCTATCGTAGATCGCCTCATCCTGTAGGATGCGAGCAATACGATCTTCGATTTTTCCTAGCGCCCTAATGATGGTGTGCGCTTCTTCCCGTTCTTCTAATGAAGAGTGCGGGTTCAAAAAGACATCGCTCTGGTCTTTTAGAATATCTGCAATTAGCTCTACATATGCGTCATCTGTTGTGACTCTCCTGATTCCACCCGCTTTTTCTTTCGGGTTCATCTAGGCATATCCTGCATCTGCTTGATTCTCTCAACATCTAACGCGGTGCCATACTTGCCGAGTATTTCGGCAGCACTAACAAGCAGGTCTTGGTCCATTTTGTCTCGCTCGAGATCGTTATCCATTGCTGCTTTCTGGGCATCAAGCTGCAGCTTGAACTGCTCTCGTTGATTCTGTGTTTGCAACTTTGCCATATCTGACTGCATCTTGGCTTGCGTCTTCATTTGCTCCGCCTGCAAGAATGCTTGGGCCTGCGGGTCTGCGGGCGGGCCTTGCTGCGCCTGCGCTTGCTGCGCTTGCTGCTGCATTATCTGTTGCTCGATTTGAGGGTTCATTGGGTTAAAGTATCTAGTGCTATTTCTAATTCCGCTTAACGCCAGCATGTCTGCAATCGTGTTTCTGACTTGCGTAAGCGTCACCATTGGGTTGCCGGGACCAAACTGCTGCATAATATTTTGCTGCGTCTGAAACGCCTGCATCAACGCTGATAATTTTTGCTCTTCCCGGCCTGTTCCTAAACCTACGTTTACGCCAATGTCCATCGACACATTCCACGAGCGAGGATCGACAGGTACATAATCAGCGCCCTGCAAGCGCATCATCTGCTCCTCCTCTACGTTTTCGTGCATAATCTTTAGCATCAACGAAAACAACTGACGCATGCCACCTTCGGCTAGGTTTCTCGCCATGACCTCGATCTGGCCCGCTTGCGCTTGTATCGTAGCCTGTACTGCTGCTGCTGTGGTTGACTGCAGCGCATCCGGGGAAAGACCAGTTGACGCTTTTGTTACCCCTGTCTTGTTCTCTATCTCCTGATCCATGTATTGCAGCGCGCCTAGTGTTTGACTTGCTACAAATGGCACTGCTAATGGCTGAATAGCGCCGCCTTGCTTAACTCTTACAATGCTGCCGATCTCGTTATTAAGTAGATCGTCAATATTCACAGCAGAATCAAGTATCTCCAACCGGGGGCTATTGGTTAGTGCGACATTGTCCAAGACTCCACGCATCATGGCGGTGGCAGCGTCTTGGTCGTCCATAATCAAGTCGGGGATAGATCGCCCGTAAAACGTATGCGGTTCCGGATCAATTTCAAAAACCGCAAAAGGTATATGGTTGCAAGCCATTACATCGAGCAGCTTGTTGGATGCCCCGCCTAACGTAATTTTTTGCAGTGTTGGAACGCCAGTTCCCTGAATGTCCATTCGCATGTACACTTCGGTAACGGCTACCAACTTCATGCTTGGATCTCGATACTGATCCGCTTCGCTTACCTCATAGCCTCTACGCTCGAACTCTTCTACCTCAGAAAATGAGTCTGAATTTTGCAGGCCAGTGAGGTCTTCGATTTCTTCATAGTCGTAGCCCATGCCGATAAGGTCGCCAAGACGCATTTCTGTCCGATGAACGACTGCGTAGGCGTCATCTATATTCTTAGCATCCCTGTCTACAAAAAACTCTTCTGGCGGCACTGACTCGATACAGAGCTTACCCATCTCCTCATACCGTGCGACTACTAGATCGTACTGCGGCTGCTCTACATCTAATCCTTGCTGGTCTTTAGTCATTTCCACGCGACGGGTTTCTTCCAGCACTTCTATGCCGGGATCGCTGACGACCACCTGATATTCCATTTCGTTTAAATCTTTAAACGTAAAGGTTTCTTGCTCTTCGTAGTCGTCCCAGTAGACCTTTACGACGCCACACTTTTTTATCAGCGCATCATGGAAAGCATCAGAAATAACCTTGTAGCCGTTATGCTCTTGGAAGGTGTAGTGCATAAACTCTGTGGCCTGCTCTGCAGCCTGTACATCTTCCGGGCCTTTTGGTATGTATTCGACCGGCTTGTCGTGTGACAAAAATACGCGCATCAAAGACGGCTTTATCGCTCTAACCGTGTCTCTAACCTTGGTGGCAACAACCTTAGAGCGACCTTCCTCTTCGCCAATGTCAACGTCACCGTCAAAATATCGCTGCGCTTTTATCCTGTCCTCTGCGATTTCGCTCTCTACAAAGCTAATTGCATCAGATACGGCATCAGCCGCAATCGCCTCAATGTCTTCTTTTTCCAAAGGCTGCAGCATCTTTACATCTCCGCTAATAAGCCGCCAGACTGCTGCGCGGCTACAGGCACAGATGTAGCAACCAACCTACTGGCTAACTTCTCTGATTCCTGTATTAATTTTGCTAATGCGTCGGTATCTTTCAAGGCCCGCTCTACCATTGCCGGGTCTTCGCTGAACAGTATTTCCACTATGCCCATTCTATCTTGTGAAGATAGCTGCGGGCTTCTAGCTGCGATTCGCCTTCCGATAAAGGCGGCGAGCTGCACGGGATCTCCCCTTACTAAACCAAGGACGTCTGACATAGACATATCAATGCCTATTAGTTTGGCAGCGGCTTGCTCAGGCGCAGTTTGCGAGTTTTGCATTACCTTGTTGTATGTTTCTTGCGACTCTGCTGCAGTTCTTAATTTCCCGCGCACATCATCTAGTCTGCCTTCTGGATAAACAATCCGTAACACCTCACCTTCTTTGCGGTCTTCATTAGCTAAACGCCCCATAAGCACTCCGCTGTTTTTGCTTTTCTTGCGGATAGAATCCATGACACCAGCTCGGAAAGCGCGCAGCACACCTTCGCCTAAGTTTTCTGCTTGTTCAAACGCGATTTCAAGCTCATCGCTGGACATGTTCATTGCCTTTCTACCAACATCAAATTGGTCCCTGATGTCTCTTCTGAGCTTTGCTTGCGCTCTTACCGCTGCAAGTGGCGGATATGACGCATCTAACTGCTCTCTCAACTCTGACGCTGAGATGCCATATGTCTCGCCTGATGTGCCTTTCCCTTCGCGGTATAGATTTGTTGTCTTTTCATCCATGACTCTGCGCAAGATTTCCGCGTCCTCTAAGGTAGGCCGCCTGCCCGTCATAAAGAAATTGCCTTTGTTGTCAGTGCCGAACAATGGCGTTTGACCTCTGTTTTGATATATTTTTGCAATTTCTGTACGAGCATCAGGAAATCTTTGGAATATATCCTCCATAGTTATCGCTATCTGTTCCGATACCTCTGGGATGCCGCCGAATACCTCTCTGTACTCTGCCCGCTCTAACGCGCCAAGCTCTTCATCTTTAACTTTCATTGCTCTTAGAACATTGCCAGATGGATCATCTATTCCTTCGGCAAGGTCGTCTTGCAACTCTTTCATTGCTATCGAGCGCGTTCTATCTTTTCGAGCAACTGTGCCGGTGCTAGGGTCACCTGCTATCTGTCTCGTAATAAGCGCAGACGCCTTATCGTTCTGCCCACTACGCAATGCCCTTACTGTTGCGGTCAAAGTGTTGTTTTCCGCTAATATGCGTCCGTCTGCTACAGCTTGTATAATTTCGTCATCTGTCATGCCGGTGCCTCTTGCAAGCCTTCTTATTTCTGCTTGCACGGCGGTGGCTGGCTTATCCCCAAATCTTTCTGCTACAAAGTCAATTACACCTCTTCCGCCAGCACCTGCACCTTTCAGTCCAGTCTCTAGCACTTTAGGGGCAGCACCGCCAAGGGCGGCAGCTCCTAACATTGGAAGAGCGTCTGACGAATCCAATCCGTCTCTATCTGCGCCTACATATGAAACAGCGCCTTCGATTGCACCTGTAGTAAGGGGGCGAGTAGATGCCAGCCTTGCAGCACTAGATGCAAGACGCCCGACGTTAGCCGCTCCTGCTGCTTGACCGCCGGGCAAAATAAACGACAGCGCAGTTGGGGCCGCAGCACCGAGCATCTCCAGCGTTAGCGCCTCACCACTTGCAGACTCTGCGTAATCGTCTAACTTCTTTCTGATTTCATCTCTAATTTCTTCGTAGCTCCTGCCTCTTTCTACTAGGCTTCTTGCGCGAGCTTCGATTTCATCAGCAAAATTAAAAGTAAGACCTTGAGCAAATGTCCGCAGTCTTTGCGTTTCCGGCTGATTTGCCCTTGCCTCTGCTATTGCTGCTGCAAGTTCCTCGTCAGTAAGGCGTCTTAGGTCAGCCATGCTATTACCTGCCCCTCTGAGTTCTTACAGATTGCTTATTGCGTCGGGCAAGTTCTTCTTCCAGCTCATCCAGAGAAGGCGGGGCCGTCGTTGTTGTTACCGTTTCGCCGGTTTCTGGTTCTGGATCTCCACCATACCTTGATGTCATTTCTTCAAGAGTCAGGCTCTTTAACTCTTCGAGGTTGCGCGCTATATCGTCGTCTGTATAACCGTAATTCGCATCAAAGAAAACGTCCGCAGCAGCAGACTTCTCCGCTGGTAAGAGCTGCAAAGCCCTGTTCCTGTAACCCTCTTTTATCTTTGAAAACTCTCGCTGTTGTTTTGCGAAAAGAGCATTGGCACCCTCAATAAACTGCCTTCTAGCCTCTGGTGTAAGCAGGTCACCCTTCCGAACCTTGTTATACTGGTTAAGAAGGGTTTGCTCTAAACCTGCTGCTTTTTCAGCGGATGCAAACTCACCTTCTCTAACTGTAGACCGTGGATCGAGAACTTTCATATAGCCAAATATCAACGCGAGGTCGCCCGGTCCTGTGCCTAGCTCTGCTGCAGCAGTCATTCTTGCTAAAGCAGCAGCCGATTCTTTGTAGTTTTTCGTTGTGTCTAGCGCGTCAAATTCTTTTCTATTTGAATTTAAAAACTTGACAGTCTCGCCCCTCAAGCCGTACTGAGTAAATAAGTCCTTGTTCTCTCTATCGCCCCCTACATACGTAAACTTGCCGTCTGGATCTACGTTGTAAATACCTGATTCTGGCACCTTAGCGGTAGGATATAGCTTGTTAATCTGCGCGCCGGTCATTAGGGTCGTAGTCTTGCTGGTATACATGTCTTTTATTGCTTCGCCAGCGACGGCATTCAGCAATGTAGGATTGCCCTCTATGGCATCTAAAACGTCTTGCTGCACGTTTTGTGATTTTAAAAACTGCAAGGTTTGATTGCGGCCTTCATATGTTTTTCTTTCTTCTTGAATATCATCTATTTGGCTTTGCAGCGCGGCCTGAAAACCACGATCAGGATTGAGCGACATGCCTTGCAAGCCAATGGCAAGCGTTTTTCGATTAACTGGGTCACCAAGATAATCCAACGCACCTCTTGCAAGACCCGATAACAATCCGGGCGCTTTTGGACGAGGATTAGTTGAGCCACCTTCGACAGACTTAATTTCTGGGGTATTTAGCATGTTGGCTATGTTTTTCATAAGCGGATCAGCCATATTCCGCTCCCTTTCAGGAACAATAATTGGCGCTAGTTTTTTTTGCCGCTGAGGAACAGTGATCTCTTGCAATTGATTTCGCTGCGGTGGGAATCGAGTTGACCTTCCGCCTTCCATTACATCATACCCCCAGCCATCGACATTTGTGCCTGACGACGGCGCTCCGCAGCATCAATCGTTTCGTCAACTAAGTTTGGAACAGGCGTTGGCTGCAGAATTTTCATTGCCGCTTGACTTTGCGGGGCCGATAAACCCTCCTGCGAAAGTATTTCCATCAGCCCTAACAGTCCGGGGTTTCCTGTCCTTGGCCCTATTACGCCAGTTTTTTCCAACAAAAACTCCGTTGGCGAGCGCGCGCCCGTTCTATCGTTCATCCCCATCCTGTCCATTAAGCCCATGACTTTATCAAAGCCATCTTGCTTAATTGTTCCAAGCTCTGCCTCAGAAACAAACGCTGGCCCCATTTGCATGCCACCAGTGTCTGCAGCAAATTTGTCATCCGCTTTCTGCTGCATCATTTTTTCTCTGGTTGCCATCGAATCACGGATCCCGGCTTTGTCCATGCCGAACTCTGCGAGTTTCATTAAACCCATTAATGGATTCATGCTATGCCTCCGTAATTCACGCGGTAATAGCCATCGGGGAACTCGACCACAAGATCAGGTCTTGTCTCCATAACCTCCTGAGCAAGCACTCCAACATCAAAGCCAGCCTTACCAAGCACAGACTTCGCTTGCTTCTTCCACTCCCACTCATACAAGTTATGACCGCCCGGAGTTTTTCCAACCTTGCGGATATTCTTTTTAAGCCTAATGTCAGAGCCAAGAAGCAATGACGCCCACTGGAACGCACCCGGATCACTAGAGGTTGTCTGGGACTGCGGTGGCTGCGTAACACCAAGAGCCTGAGCAAGATACCCCAGAGCCGTAGCAGGCTGTTGCTGATACTGACTAAACTGGCCTCTTCCAGCATCAATGATTTGCTGCTGAAGCATTTGCTGCAAAAGCCCCTGCTGTTGCATGTTCTGCAATGCTTCCTGCGCCTGCCCAAACCCTAAATTGCCTAATGAGGCAAGCTGCTGGCCCGCACCAAGTCTCATACCTGCACCTTGAAGACCCGCAGCTTGATTTAACGCTTGGGCGTTAGCATCTTGGTTTATGTTGAACTGAGACGCTTGATTTAACGCGCCTTGATTTGCTAGTAGCGACCGCAACCCGGCGTCCATGTTTGCCATGCCGGATGTCAAGCCTGCCTGTTGGTTAGCCAGAGCAGCTTGTAGTCCTGATTGCTGGTTGGCTAATCCAGCTTGTAAACCTGTTCTTTGATTGGCTAATTGGGCCTGCAAGTTAGCTTGTTGATTAGACATTCCTGCCTGCAAGCCACTTCTCTGATTTGCTAATGCAGCCTGTAAAGCCTGTTGCGCGTTTAACGTGCCTGCCTGTTGGCGTCTAGCTACATCTTGCTGGGCAAGTTGTGCGGCTGTTGTAAAGCCTTGCCTACGCAAATCGCCTGCTGTTCTGGCAGATTGGTCAAGCGCGTTACGGGCAATCTCTGCCTCCATCAACGCTCCTCGAGAACCACCAAATGCACCTGCCGCTTGCGCCTGTGCTGCCGCTTGGTTTGCCTGCATCAAGCGATTGCGCTCAATGTCAGCCATTGATTGATCCACCACCTCAGTGGTGTAAGGGTTTAAGAACCTATCAATGTCTGCCTGCGTAGTTTGCGCGGCCTGCATTTCCGGCGACGTAATTCTTTCAAATCCAATCTGGTTTGCGCCTACAGTGCCAAAGCCCACGTCGTTAGAGCTAACATTTTGGTAACCCAAGTTGAACTGGCTTGGGTCAATTGTGTTTGCGCTATAAGTGCTGGGGCTCACCATCATGGGCTGATAGTTCATCAGCTCTCTAGCGCCATCCATTGCGTCATAAATGCCCTGCGAGGCTTGCTGAAACATATTAGGCGTTGCGGTGGTCTGCCCCGACGCGGGAGGCTTCACCATTCTGCCGCCCGACTCATCAGGAATAATAGGCTGAAACCTATTTGTTGGGCCTACCTCAGCTACTGTTTCAGCAGGGCCGCTAACAATCGGCTGAACTGCTGGCTGCACCGTTCCGCCAGAGCCGAAACCGTCCTGCAAGTTTTGATAAAAATTTGGATCGAAAGGAGCAGATGCTCCCCCGCCTTTACCGCCTGACGCTCCAGCGCCAGAAGCACCACCAGACATTAGGAACCTCCTCCCGGCGTCATGGGCGCTGCCATGCCCAACAAGCTGCCCATGTCTAACGCCGTAGCCATATTAGGATTGAGGGGCGGAACAAGCCCCCTGTTTGTGGGCGGAGGTAGCACTAAGCCTTGGGTCGGTAGATAATCGTTCATAGCAGGCGGCCTCATAGGTGGACCGGCAAGATTAACCTCAGTACCCATAGGGCCACCCCTGAATCTATCGGGCAATGTCCCCATAGGGGCTGGAGGACGCATTCCGCCGCCTTTGCCACCCATGCCGGGTGCGCCACCCCGCCTGCCACCACCTTTTCCCATGCCACCACCTGTCGCTATTTGCGGAGGGCCAGCGTTCATCGGACCATATTGCATCATTGCTGTAACCTCTTAAAACGGAACATTGTAATATTGAGGAGGCCAAGGCAGGTAATCAGGATAGCCCGGCGGCCTGCCATCTTCGCCCGGAACAGGAAAGTTAGGGTTCGTTTCTTCTGTTCCATATGGCTCGAAAAACTGATTGTATTGCTCGGCCTGCAGCGGGTTTCTAGCTTCAAACTCAGCCCTTGCCTGCTCAAATAAATCACCAGAGCTATAGCCCCTCACTCCCCCAGCAAATTCTTGAGCCTCTGGAATGCCCGCTAAAGCGTCACCGCCCGGACTGGCAAGGCCATATGCAGCAGCGGCATCATAAGAGCCCTGCATCCCCGCCTCTTGCATTGGCGTGAAAGCCGCGACATCCGGGCCGTAATAAGGCATGTACCCTATTTCACCCATCGCCGATGCCTTTTTCAAGTTCTCCTTCATGGCCGCTTCAGCCCATGCCGGGATCTTTACCTCAGTAGTTTGGCTTCCGCCTTTTCCGCCAGACATATCAAATTTCCTTCGCTAGACTTGTAACGTAAGGCTTGTAGCCTTTGCCGCTTAAAATTTTTTGCCAACCCTTTCGGCCCGCTACGCTCATAATTGTGCAGCCATTTAGCCTTGCAAAATGCTCCGCTGACTCGTTCATATCGACAATTGTCTCCATATTTCCCCCAGCCAAAAATATGTGCAAGGCTTTTTTTCTCGGGTACTCAATTATTTCCGTCACAGCGCAAGCATCCTCTGCGGGCCAAAACTGCATATGGCCTCTTTTTACACTATCAACAATGTCAGAAAAAAGATGCGTATTCTGGCCTCTCTCCAGTGCTGCCTGTATCCAAGGCCGACAACGCTCCATTTCGTTTTCCAGCTCCTCGATTATATCACCGTCAATAGCTAACCCGCTCATCCTGAGCTAACCTTGACTGTGCCGCTATCATTCCATAAAGCGCCTGCTACGGTTGGGTCACTCGTGGGCAGATTTGCATTGCCCTTGTTTGCCAGTAGCTGCACAAACTCCCCCGACCTACTTAGCACTAACGCTAACGCGCTAACGTCAAACATGATAATTCCATCACTTGCTGCTTTATCTTCACCCTCTTGGAAAGCAACCGTTGACCGGACTCTCGTAAGGTAATCCGATAAATCTTCTGCCCATTGGCTTGGGTTTTCAGGAGCATAGGGCGGTGGGAATTCTCTGCTCACCGTCTGCCACCCGCAGTTGCCCTTATTCGTAGATCACCAAATCTCCAGTTTTTGCCCGCGTCCCCATCAATCCGCAATTTCATCTGCCTGCCAGTAAACCTAACGCTCATTGGGTTGGCCGGGTTGAACGGCCCGTGCGTTGTTTCCGTATCGTTCGGGTAAAACTTAGTCTTGAATTTGAGGCTCACATCCCCCTGAGTATCTTCCTCTGGGATCACCTCGGTAACCTTCGCCACCTTATCGCCATCAGCGAAATCAATCGGGCCAGATTCCAAGAACACCGGGTCACTATCGTGACCGTATCCGGTTTCGTGTCGATAAACCGCGCTGTTACCAATCCACCAAGGGTCTTGGAACGCGCCACTATCCGCGCCATTGGTTCTGGTCAAATCGCCTATCAACCAATGGTTTTCACGATAATCGTAACCAACGTAACGATTGCACTCATCAGAACCGTTCGCTGGGTAGAACCACCACACTTCGTTAAATTTTTGGTTGGCAACGCACCAGCCATGACTGACCTTTGAGCGATTCAACTCAGTAAATACCTTGTCATGGACATCACACGGCAGTACGCGGGCCTGCGTCCCGTCATACGCAAAAAAGTTGTTTTTGCCCATCCAGAAGGCACTTGGCCCTACAGACGCCAAAAGATTTTTACCTAATAAACCGCAGGAATCGCCAATCTTCTGGAACCCGAACACGGTAGGCGGTCCTTGATATGTAGCCGTCCAGCAGTCAGTAGTGGTCAATAACAGCGTTCTACCGCGCACTGGAACGCCAGCCATTAACGATCCAGACGTTTGTAGCTCTATATCGCCAGCCTCGTTGGTGACTCTAGGCTCCCACTCGTAAAGGTTTTCGCGGTCGCACCATTGAACCTTCCGAGGGTTGGCCCCAGCACGGAGCGCAAACACAAACCGCTCACCTGTCACGACCAATCCATAATTTGATGTTGGCACTTCTGATGGGTTTGCTGAACCACCAGAATTTACCACCAGCGAGTTCGCAGAAACTTTTGTCATGGGTGTAGTCGTAGGGGCTAATGCCCACGCCGACATATCTAATTCATAAATGTGACCGTCTGAGTTAGAGACAGCCAGCAAATCTTCCCCCCAATTTGACAGGCTCCATACGGTGGCTTCCGCAACGGAAAAGTCTTCCTCTCTTTCCACACCATAGTTGCCACTGCCATAGGTAGAACCGCCATACGCGGTGTTCTGGGACGCATTAGCCGTGCCTGACGGTGTTGGGCTGGGGGTAACGTCGTAGCTAACACCATTGCCGTTGATTACTGCGATTTTGTTATACGCAGCAGCGGCAAAATACGGGTTGTTTGAATTGTTTACCCACGCTACAGCAGCACGATACTTACGGTCATCTTTGTACACCCTAAATTTTGATATGACACCTTCCGCACCACCATTAAAGTTTATGCCGCTGTTTTTTTGGTTTAGCGGTGTAGTTACGCTAATCACTGAGGAAATTTTAGTGACACCATCCACATCAGAAGTTGTCACCGTAGTGCCTAAAACGCCATTCAGCCGGGGCTGAACTCCGCTGCCGGTTAGTGAGTCAAACGTAATTTCTACAACGTAGTCTGTGTTAGCCTCTAAGATGCTGTACAGGGTTATATCTGCGCCACCCTGCCTGCCCGATCCCATGTTCATGTTGAACGTCAAGGTGCCGTCAGTTGTGTTTTGCGTGATAGTTCCGTTGGTTTGGACTAACGTCCAATTAGTGGCGTCTGTAAAGTCGCCCGTGCTAGTAGCCACAAGCTGCTCAACATCAGCAAAATACACCCAGCCACCAACCGGCTGCGCCGAATTGTTGTTCCAGCGCACAAGGCTTGCATCCAGCCAGCGACCCTTTGAGTCTAGCTCGTTCCCGTGGTTGTAAACCCCGGCTGGTATGTCAACCTTGACTAAAGCCATTACGAGCTAAACCCCACAAACGACCCATACAGCGTAGACCCGACTTTCCATAGCTGAACCCAGTTGTCGCTGGTTGCATGAAGGCTTGGCGCACTGCCATATACCCATTCCATTGTCGGCCACGTCACAGTGTCTGAACCTACAGATGATATTTGCAACGTCACAAACTGCCCGCTAGACAGGCCATCTGTAATCGTCACGTTGCCGGTCATAGCGATGGTTTGAATCGTGCCATTTGTCGCCGTAATGTTGATCGTTCCCGACGCCCCAGCAGAATGCACCTCCTCCGTGATTGCACCGTCAATATCAATTGACACCACACCTGTAAGGGTAAGACCGTTCGCTGTCAGACCATTGATGACAATATCGGTGCCTGTCCCGTTGAGGATTGCATCCAAATTTGTCCAATTGGTATTAAGTTTAGTACCCCACGCATTAGCGTCACCGCCAACTGAGGGTAGGTTAAAGTTGAAGTTCGTTGTCGTCGTCATAACCTAACTCTACGTTGTGTTCGTTGATGGATATTGCCTGCGTTGACCGGGCCAAATCAACCTCACCGCACCATGATCTCCCGCAACTCCTACCGCTCCAGCATCTGGATTAAGGTATCGAGCGCCTGATGCAGTTGGGCCACCGCCACCATAGCCAACAGTTCCGCCGCTAACACCTGAGTTGGATGACCCTACGCCGCCAGAAGCGCCTAACGTAGACCCACCCGAACCACTCGTGCCTGCTCCGAATATTGCTGTGCCGCCACCGGCCCCGCCAACACCCGTGGAACCATTAAGGAATCCGCCGACTGCGCCCGATACTCCGCCACCGCCGCCACCACCAGATCCACTGCCGCCAGCATCTTGTTGCCAATCCCCGCCAGAGCCTCCGGTGCCTGTATAGCCTCCCGCTCCGCCGCCGCCGTTGCCTTCTCGGTTGTCTGTTCCTAACCCGCCTACACCGCCACTGTTTGAACCAGAGGATAATGCGTTGCCGTCAATAAATGATGCGTCATTGCTTGCGTTGTTGCCGCCACCATCACCGCCAGCCGCCCGGTATAACAGTGTGCTACCCCTAGATATAGTCGTTGCGCCACCGTGACCACCTTCTGGATTACTGAGGTTAAACTGCCCAGCAGTCCCTCCTGCACCGACCACTATAGTCAGAGTCTCACCAGCAGTAACCAAAAACGTAGCGTAAACGAGAGAACCGCCCTGACCCCCCTCTGGGTCTAAATTGAAGTTCCCAGAGCCGCCGCCACCGCCGCCAATTAGAACTGCTGAAATCATGTTTACACTTGTCGGCACGGTAAAGGAATATGTGCCAGCCGCAGTATACGTTTGCTCTGCATCAGCAATTAAGCCTTGGCCTGCTATCAATGCTCTAAACATCAATTAACCCTATCATCATTAGTTTCATGGGGCAGTAACTTGTCTGTCCACGTTGCTGACCCTTCCGTCACAGATGTCCACGAGTCTGACGGCTCAGTGATATTTGCCCAAGAATCTGATGGCTCAGTTTCTAGCTCCCACTTCAGCCTGCTGCTAACTTGCATTTGGCTGGTTGCAATCATTTTTGCTGATGGCCGAGTAAATGTAATGCCCGCACCGACGTTCTGCTGCGACGTGCCAGACATTGCGGCTGCAGACGTTACCGTTATCGGCGCACCTATAACCGTTGTACTTGAACCTGCCGCCTTAAACGCTTGGAAAATACGCCGTATCGCCGCTACGTCTGCAACAGAGGTTGCTTGAGTTCTGTAACCAGTATCTAACGTGATTGCCGCGCCAATGGACGCAGTGCTTGCTGCAACTACTGCCGCCGCCGCAGAACTAATGTCCCCCTCTGCGTAACCCGCGACCCAGTAGTTTTCAACGCAATACTGGCTCACGTTGCACCCACCAAACGCAACACACCCAGAATCAATGTGGCTCCAAGCCCAATTGCAAACATAATTATCACGCTATCTAAAATCATCCGCTTCCGTTTGCGCTGCTTATATATTGCCTCTTCTCGCTGCGCCTTGATCTTCCGCCGCAACATAATCATTTCTTGGTATGTCTCTACCCCATAAGCCCACACGATTAGCTCTCGGATATTCTTTTCCTGCTCCTGCAGCTTTTTTTTCGCTATGGTCGCGTTGAGCGCCTGTTGCTCGATTGACTGACCATCGAACAGCTTTTTGAAGACTCCGGGTGATTCTGCTTCCTTCTCCGCTTGTTTTATGTCTGATGCGTAGGAGTACCAAGCGCCCAGCTTTTGGGCCACGGCCTCTATCTCTGCGCCCTGATTTACGAGCGTCTGTATACCCTTGAAGGTCGTAGACGCCATAGCAATCATGGAAAGCGGGTCCATTAGTCATCGCTTTCGGCTTCTGGCTCGACCTGTCGCTCGGCCTGCTCTTTAATTTTCATCATTAAAGGCCACGCGCCCGTTTTGCTCGGTAGCTCGCCAAGCACCTGCAAAAGCGAGTTGACCTCTTCTACCTGTAACTCCAAAGTAATCACGGTTGCTCTCCATCTATGAGGGTTTTGTGGGCCAGTTTACGTTGTCTGGGAACCCTTCTTGCCCCGGCACATCCCGCAACGCTTGTCGATAGTCTAGCCATGCCTGACTCGGTGCCGGTGTATCTGTAAGCACCATGTAATCTGTTTCGGCTAACAACGTGTTCCTTTTTAGCCTTTGCTGATCGCTTATGGAAACAGTTTCTTCTGGCGGCGAGTAAGCCTCAGAACTGCCTGTGCCAATATGTCCGACTGCTAATGGACTCGTATCTGGCGCAGAATCTTGATAGCCCCAATACTCAATGACAAACGGCGCGAACCCGACAATAACAGATGTTACCGTCGACGAATCTGACCAGTCTTCGACTATAAAATTTTTATAATAGTCAGCTTTTCCCTCTTTGAAATATTTGACAGAAAGGGCTTTATGCAACGGCTCTGCGACTAAAATTTCGTATGAATATTCCATTTTTTACCCTACTGCGAGTACACTTGGCGAACCATTCCAGACGCGAGAATAAGCCGTGCCATCGTACAACCAACGGCACTGATAACTGTCATTAGCGTCAAACGTCCCAAAACTAGCTGACGTATATCCATTGTAAGTTGCTGCGGTGAAGGTACTCCAACTACCATAATTTCGTTGGTATATGAGTAGTTGAACGCCATTGCTGACGATCCAGTTCCACTCTGTCGAGCTTCCTACCATGTGCTGGCATACCCGGCTTAACCCAGAGTCACTTGTTACGGCATTGTTTCGAGGGCTACCCCACATTGTTCCAGACGACGCAGGGCTAGTAACCCTTACCCAGCCTGTACTCGCGTAAGTTTGAGAGCCTAAGCGCGTAGTGCTTGTAATTGTCGCGCAATATGAGTTCCACTCAGCAACGGTACAAAATCTTTTGCCGTACCACTGACTCATTGAAATCGCGCCGCTGGTGTCGCCAGCAAGCGTTCTTAAATCTGAGTCGCCCATAGAACAGCTTGTCCCAGACGTCGCGCCAACCTCCGTATGGATGTCGTTAAGACTTATAGCCCCGCTACTTTGAAGTGCCATAGTTTAGCCCGGAGGGGTCGGCGCAGGCTCTTCGCTACTTTCTGTGATGACTCCGACAGCAATTTTGTTTTCAACTCCCGCTGCTACCTCAGCAACACGAGCTTCTGTTGCATCAGCGTCGTAGCTGCCATCAACATACACAGCGTTGACTGACCGCCTATGCGTAATTGTCCCATCGGTAAACGCCACCATGATGGTCGGCTCCGTCCCTTCTGGAGCGTTGTATGTGTAAGTCACTGCCACTTGACGGCCTCCTTTAACTCTTCAATTTGTGCTTGCTGCTCTTTTATTGCCTCAATCAAAACAGACACCATGCGTCCGTAATCAACAGAGCGAACGTCTGCAAGCGCATTTTCGTCTGTTGCTACACCGTCACTTATGTGTACAAACTCGGGTATGACGTCTTCTACTTCTTGCGCAATAACGCCAATCTCGTGGGAGCCAGTATCTTTGCGGGTGTAAGAAACGCCCCTGAGACGCATCACCTTATCCAGTGAGTTTTCTAATGGCTGTATGTTTTCTTTGAGCCTAACGTCTGAATAGGCAGTTACGTTGCCTGTAGCGGTTGCATTCCCAGAGTTATCAACTTTAAACGACCAGCCGCCTGAAGTAGTTAAAAATCCTTGATTAGCGGCGTTATCACAATAATACCAGCCTATAAGTGTACCGGATGAATTTTGCATTCTGATAGAGCTGTTACTAGCACTCGGACTTCTTGCATACCACCCGTATGTCGTGTCTTGGTAAAAATACCCGCCGTTTGCCATAAAAAGGCCGGTGCCGTTACCGATACTTATCCAGTCATTATGGGCTATATAGCCGCTACTGTTTGTCCGTACCACTGTGTTTGCACCGCCAGTGCCAGAGTTGTAGCCGTCAAGCGTATCTGCATCTAGCCCCGAGCCTGAGCCGTCGTTGCCTGCAGACCACATCTTTGAATTATTGTGATAAAAGTTCGAGTCACCAGACTTAGTGGTTAGGTAGACGTAAGCCCCGCCATTGTATAACGCCATCCCGACTTGCCCATATGTACCGCCTGAGGCTGTAGTGCAGTACATATGGTGGACGCCTTCGTTTGCGTTATACCCGGAGCTATTCCATCGAGGATCTTGAGCAACGTAGTTACTGCCCTCATACGCATATAACGCATTGGTATAATTTATGGTGGCAAACGTCGGGTTGGAAGTTGTAAGTACAGCCTGATTCAAATAGCTGGAAAATTGATTTCCGTCCCACAAATCCGCATCAAGTCCTGATCCTGAGCCGTCATTACCGGCGTGCCACATTACGCTACCGTTAGCTAAAAAGCCGTTGGCTGAACTAGCACCAAAGTAAAGACTACCGACTGATGAGTTGGTTAAGTAAAGGTAAGAATTTGAACTTGTGCCGTAACCTATGTAGCCAAGCGTTGTATTTTGCGCGTACCAGTAGCTATAGACATTGCAGTTCGTACCGTTAGTGGCGTTTGTGTCTTTCCAATAGAACGGCTGCCCAGAAGCTATTGCGAATACATTGGTAGCGGTTGTGTTTATGCTTGTTGCATTTATACCAGAGGTAAATGTTGCGGCCCCGTCGCTGGCAATGGTCAATCTCGTAGCTACTGTCCCAGAGGCGGAAGTCCCAAAAGTTAACGATGTGTTGCCACCATTTGAGTCTGCTTGTATGTTGGCTACCCCACTACTTCCGTTATAAGACAAATCCAGAGAGTTAGTGGTACTACCGCCGTTGCCTGAGATAACAACTTCACCCAAAGTGTTAACGCGTACACGCTCGCTTCCATTTGTGTCAAAAACAATGGATTTATTATTTCCGTTATCGCTAACTACTGCGGCCGCGCGTGAGCCGTCATAGCCAAATTTTGCGCGTGAATTCAAAACAATATCTGCGGAGTTGCTGGCTCCACCGCCGTTTGCGGTTATTGCAATATCGCCGTCCCCATCAATGCGAAAACGCTCTGTTGAGCCTGTGCTAAACGTCATTACGTTTGCATTTGCACCATCTGGGTCTACAGCTATTTTCCCTGTGGTTGTACCGCCAGTGTTTTGGAAAAATATTTGCGCTCTGCTATTCGATGAGGACGATGATTGAAAAATTATTCCATTATCGTCAGATTTTAGATGGAAAAAACTGCTGGGACTTGCGACACCCACGCCTACGTTACCCGAAAGGACCGGCGATGTAAGCGTTTTGTTTGTCAGCGTGTCAGTCGTTGCCCGGCCTACCAGCGTGTCAGTAGCCGGTGGCAGTGTCAGCGTGACATTACCGGAATAGGCGCTATGTGGTGACGATTGCAGCGCGGTGTAGTGTGCGTTGCTGACCTCGCAGTAGAACTTGATGTTACTGACCGACCCAGAGTTTTTTAGCCCGATCTCGCCAGACGCTATATCTACCAGACCCTGCACCTGCAACGCATGGCTGAAGTCAAACGTGTCGTTAGTCGCATCCCAAAGGATAGTGGCGTCCGTGCTACTGCTGACAGCGTCTTGAATCGTTATACCCGCGCCATCCGCAGACCCTGATGAGTCGCCGGTCGAGTAGTTGAGCGTGATATTTTTGTCTTCGACCTGCAGCGTTGCAGTGTTCAGGGTTGTCGTAGTCCCCTGTACCGTCAAGTCGCCAGTCACCGTAGCATCAGCCACCGTGATGTTGCTATTGGCTTCTAGCTTGTCGCTGTTGAGGTTTGTAAAGTTGGCGTCTACTTCATTATGCGTTAGCGCCGACCCCTTCCCTGCACGGGTTACGATGGTAGCCATTAGTCAAGTGTCACCTTCAAGTTGCCCGCTGAAATACGCAAGATGTCGCCAGAGCCTACAGTCTTCGGCAATGCGGTCGTAAAGTCTGACGGGTCTGTTAGCTGCGCGTGGGCCAGCATATTCCCGCTTGATGACGCATCAAAGATACCTGCGTGGGTCACAGTACCCCACGCTGCAGTCGCTTGTGGAAACTCCACGTTTGCACTACTTGCCGCTGTGGTGGGTGATGTCCCGGACACCGTAAAGGCCACAGACTGCCGCGCATAGCCGCTACCAGACAGTTCCGTACCAGTGGCGCTGTCACTACCCGCCGAGGTGAAAAGCCCCACATAGAGCGTTGAAGGCGCTGTATAGGCGTTACCGCCAAATACGTGTTCCAGCACCTTGTCTTCTAAATAATCAGAAAAGCTCATCCTAATCCCCTAACTTTAAGTGTTAGCCCAGAACCTGAATACTGGCTCTGAGCCGCCTCGTTAATTCTTTGCACCGCCGCCGAGTACAGGCCCGCCCACGTTGCTGCCCGCGCATCATCCCCCAGATATGTCGCTGCGTGAACCAGCGAGCCATATATGTAAGCATCCGGGTAATGCTCCAAAACCCAGTTACTAGCATTTTGCGCATCTAACGCTGGAATCTTCTGGTAATACAGAAGCTCCGTTTGATAAGTGCCGTCAGGGGTCGGGAACACCTCAAAGCCGCGCTCTGCATGGCGATAATACTTGGGTTCCCCAGAGGTGTTATCTGCCCCTTGACGCTTGTCAGCCATAGATGCGGCTGAAAGGTATTGCAGATTGCGCGTTCCGCTCCCAGTCAGATGAAAGCGTATTGTCTCTATCCAATCTGACGGCCTTTGCAGATATTGACTGTCCAAGTCGGCATTAGCTCTGTTTTCCATGTAGTAATGTCGGACATCTTGATTTAATGACGTTTCCGCCAACTCTACAAAGCGTGGAATAATGTCATCTATATCGTACCGCTCTAGCCAGTCAGCTATCGCAGCTTTAAGTCCGGTATAAGTTGATAGGCTGACTCCGTCCTTGGGCTTTCTGACCCTTAGAGCCTCTGCAGCGTAAAGGTTCTTCCATACCGCTAACCGATCATCTTGGCCTAAATATGGCGCAGCTTCAGACAGTGAGGCATACAAATACAAATCAGGGTGATTTGTAAGAATCCAGTTAGTGGTATTGCTGGAGGATAACGCCGTAACACCGTCATATTTGCGAAATAACTTAACCTCGCCGAGCTTGATTAGCTGCGGCACAACACCGTCTAAATCCGCCCGTGCAAGCCAATCTCCTACCGCCAGCTTTAAGCCGTCATAATCGTCAAAGTCTGCGTTGCCTACTGTCCCCCTTAACGTGCCTACAGCCGCCGCATACAGTTGCGCCCAAATATCGACGCGCTGATCTTCCACCAAATACGGTGACGCCTCTAACAGCGCCCCATAAAGATAGACATCCGGGTAACTCGTTAGTATCCAGTTGTTGGCATTTGAGGACGAAAGAGGGCTAAAGTCTTTGTACCGACGCTTCAGCTTCGCCTCAGTGAGCGATATGAAGTCAGGTATCGCAGCAGTCAGGTCACTGCGATTTAAATAGTCAGCGATTGAAGCCTTTAGCTCAGTGTAGTTTGACAGTGCCATTTACTTTTTCCGCTTGGGTTTCTTTGCTGTTTTTGCCGCAGCCTTGAACGCCTTGGCTGTGGGCGCGCCCTTCGTCCCCGGCTTCCTCATTTTTTCTTTGGACCCGGCCTTAATTCGCTTTCGCTTGGCGTGGATGTTGGCGTATAGACCCTTTTTACTTGCCACGACGCGCCCCCTTCTTCGACTTTTTTGCCCCGGCCTTCCCTTTCTTCATGCCCTTAGACTTCTTTCCGTAATGATAACCCGGCATTACTTCCACCCCTTTCTGGCTGTTGACTGAGATTTTTTACTGAGTTCGCCGTAGTGGTACAGGCGCTGACTGGACTTGCCGTGAGTTTTGCCGCTATGCAGTTCGCCATTAGGCATCTTGTGCATACCGCCCTTATGCTCTTTGCCGTTCTTGAAGTAGTGCTTAACTCCCATCGCCATCTTGCGACTCCTGTTTGTGCCTTACATATGGTGGGCAATCTGCCACCGGGCTGATATGAAACGCGTACCGACGCTCAGACTCTGGATCGTGATATTCCTTATAAACGCATATTGTGGTCGGTACAACCCGCCAGCCGTGAAAAACTGCCGTGCCGCCCTGCAGCACTAAATATAGCCACACGACCTGCAACGCAGCATAGCCTCACCACTTTGTCCTTGATGCCCAGTACGCTGCAGACATTTTGCCCTTTGCGATGTTCTTGGCGTGACGCGCTTTGAATGACTTGCGCCGGGCTTTCTCTGACTTTGTCTTTGGGTTCTTGCCTGCGCCGCTGACGCCTTGCTGCCCGAATCGTATGGTCTTGATTTTATCACCAGACTTGGCAACTACGACATGGCTTTTTGTTGGATGGTTTGGAGTGCGCTTAGGCTTATTGTACCCGCTGACACCTGCGCGAGTTAGCCTGCTGTCTTTTTTCGACGCCATAACGCCTCCATTTTTGACCCCTTGATGATACCACGGGCGGCGCAGATTGTTATAACCGCAATATATTATCTATTCCAAATCGGTATATAGTTTTATCCCTTTTTTGTTGATATTTTGTTATTATTGTTTTGCAGGGTTGTCCTGCGACTAACGGAGAAAAGCTATGAACGTACCAGAGAACTTAGGTGACATTGTTATCGAGGCCCACGCTGCCGCAAAGAATGCAGGGTTCGCATTCCTTGACAAGCACTTCGAGGGTCGTGACGGCGGCGCTTGCGGCTTTGGCTGGGTTGTCATTTTCGACGACCAAGGCAAAAGGATCCGCGCAAACAGCAAGCTCGGTAAGGCGCTGGAAGATTGGGGTATCGAGAAAAACTGGGAAGGCGTCCATCAGGTCTGGCGTCCCGGTGCCATGCCTTGCCAGAGTGTCGATGCCCAGCTAGAGGCTGCCTACGCCTACGCGGATGTGTTCAAGAAGCACGGCTTCCAAGCCTTTGCCCAGAGCCGACTCGACTAACAACTAACCGGGGCTTCGGCCCCTTCTCACGGAGAGAAGAAATGAGTGCATATCTAAAAGACGAAATTGATTTTGTGAGGCTGGCAAAGTTTCTGCAGGGATGGATTGCCTACAACATCTATCACAAAAAGCGAATCTTGCCAGAGCGCGTTGATCCCGAGGACGCGGTGGAACGATACGCTGCGATCATGGCCCAAGCCAACATCGACTCAGTCAACTACCGATACGACGAGTCTGACCCTCATCAAGAAGAAGAGTTTGTTCAACGTGTAGAGGCTATGGCTGCCGTTCACAATGGCATGCCGCTGTCTAACGCCGAGGCATGGCAGTTGGCAAGCAGCATTGAGTACCAAAGCTGCGAGCGCCCCGACTGGATTCAGAGCGATGCGTACTGGATACTTCAATACGCAAAGGACAAGGCTGCTATGGGCATGGTGCGATAACCACCTTGCAATGACTAAACATTTTTGTTATACTTTATATGGAGGTTGCAATGCTTTACTTTTTGTTCGTTGTTTATGCAGCCCTTGCTGCAGTCACCATTTACCAGCTACGACCCAAGCCGCCACCGGCTCCGCCTAGACCCAACAGATGGGACTACGGCGACAAGTCTTGCGACGGCATAGGCTGGGACTAATCAAAACCATCTAGTCGACTAAACAGACCGCCTGTATCCTCGATTACCTTTTTGGCTGCATCTATCGGCCCAGAATTGTCTATCTGTGCGTAGTTGTCAAAAACACCAAGCTCCTTCAATAGACCATAATTTTCTTGCGGCCTAGTGCCATATGCCTCGATTACGCTCAAGGGGATATGCCTGCCCGTTGCAGCAGACCGATAAAGGGCGCGGCCTTTCCCTTCAGTTTCATCAACCAACATATTTACGAGATTAACCTCATACCCCTGCTGCCGTAATGCATTTGCCTTAGCCGCCAGTTTTTCTGCTGAATTTCCGACAGTACCAATCAGCAAGTTGTAACCATCCGCAACCAAGTCATCCTGCATGCCCTGCGCTAACACCTTGCTTTGCTCATGCACAGCGGTAGCGCCAATACCGCCGTCGAATCCGGGCAACAACTTTTTTGCCTCATCCGGATCAATGATTGCGGCATCTAATTCTCTCGCCAAAGGGTTAGCTACTGAAGACTTACCTGCTGCGGGCAAACCCGTTATAAATGTCGCTGTCGGGCGGGACGACGGCTTGGCAGAGCCTTTTAGTCCTTCGTCTGTCCACGCGAGCGATTTCGCTTGGTCCGTCAGCTCTGGCAACAACCCCATTGGCGTTTCTTCTATAGGCTCCGACAGCAGCCCTTTCGACTGCCTATCCTTCATTTGGAACTGCACCATCTTGGCGATTTCGTCCGGATCTTCTCCCGCGTCTAGCAGGTTGCGCACTGAGTTCTTTAGCCAGTCCGGAGCCTGTAGCGTGTCGAGATACCGGACAAGCTGCAATCCTTTCGCGCCAACCTTACCAAGAACAGTTCCGCCGCCCGCTTCTAGTGCGGCAAGCGCAGCAGTCTCGACTGAAGGCGTCCCATAATTGAACTCTTCCGCAAGGCCCACGATGTTTGACGGAAAGAAGAGCGACGCCGGGGAGCCTTCTAGCCTGCGCTCCAAGCCTCTGCCCATCATTGTCGCTTGCTGCAGCAGACCGCTTCGCGGAGCCATCATTGTCGCTTCAGCCATTATGCAATCCCCTGTAAGTTTCTACGGATAGGCTCTGCCCAGTTCGATGTCTCCCTATGACCGACCGCAAGGTATCTCAGCGCGTCAGCAGAGTGACTTGACCAGTCATGGTTTGGCCTACCCTTCCACGTACGATTGTTATCGTCATACTCTCTGTGGTACGAGCGTAACGCATCTATCAAGTGGCTGCACTTCTCGACATCAAACCAGCAGGTAGCCAACAACGACCGCGCTGCCTGTATGCCATCATCGACGTTGAGCTGCGGAGCGATCTGTATGTTGCTCAAGCCTAGACCCTGTAGCGTCTCTAGCCGCGACTTGCCTGAACCCAGCTCCCTAACCTTAACATCATGCGGCAGGATATGCTGATCGTACACGTAGCCCTTATCCTGTAAGACCCTAACGTAATGATCTAGCCCGACGCCTGAAGTCTCATAGTGGTCAATGATCCGCGTCTCCGGGCCATGCTTCTGGCAGAAGATGATTGCAGTCGTGTCGCCAATACCCAAGTCCCAACTCGTTATAACCGGCAACGCCTTCTCATACGGCACCGCTGTCAGCCGCCCTTCAGCATTTGCGTCACGCATCTCGATAGAATAATACGCGCCGTCATGGTGCGTTCTGAAGCCACCTAGCCAAATATGCTCGTAGCTCTCGGGCCTCTTATCGTGATCCTCTTTTCGTTGCTGCTCCAGCTCTGCAGGAAAGAACGGATTGTCCTGATAGTTTAGCTCTACGATTTTGCTGCTGTACGGTCGATCTACACGGAAGCGTTTATGGGTTGCTGACTGATTGCTTTCCGGGTTCCAGCTCACCCATATCTCGGAGCCGCTTTCCCTAACTGTCGGCAGCAGCTTTTCCCACGCTGTCTCGCTGCAGCTCTCTGCCTCATCAACCCAGCACAGAAGGATAAACGCTTTCGACTTGATGCTGTCTAAGTTCCTACGCAATCCCGCAAAGGTGAACTCGATGTTGCCGTCACGCGATCTTATATATCGCTCGCCGACCTCGTAATACTCATCTAGCCAAGCATATGACTTAATCGCTCCCGCTACCTCTGCAAAGCTGGAGTCGTTCAGGCTGTTCATAAACTCACGGGCGCATAGGATCTGCCCCGTTCTACCTTGCTGCCCCCACATGTAGCCACGCGCTGCAGCCATTATCGCAAACGATCTGCTCTTGCCTGACCCTCTCCCGCCATATGCAGCTCTAAACCGAGCCTCCCCAGCAAACAGCTCCACCAGCTTTGGTGGCAGCTCAATGCTCGCTACGTTCGTCATCGTAGTAATCTTGTGAGTCTTCGTAAGATTCTTCTGGCAGCCGGGGTATCAGCTCTATAACTGTCGGCGACATAGACCCATCGCTAGTCGTCAAGTCGACTTCTGTGGCTTTCAGCTTTGGCTCAGTGTACGCAGCGATCTTGTCCCATGCGTCAATACTAGCCTTGATGTCACCTGTCTCGCCGTTCTGCGCTATCTCATGCAATCGAGTAGCTTGCTCTGCCATACGCATAATAGGATGGAACTCATCCCCATACATATCTTGCAGCCTTGTCAGCAAAAACTTCTTGTTCCTGTTAGGTGAACCTTTACGCGATGGCATCACTACACTCTGTAATCAAATCACTGATTTCGATATGTTTTTCTAACACGCTATGCGGTGACGCAGATGACTTAATACTACTCTCTATGAAATACACTTGCCCCTTTCATATCAAGCCTATTGACGCTGCGCCTCGCCATCGGAGTTATGGGGCAAGCATTAGTCTTCTCTTGGATACTGGCTCCAAAAAGAATAGCCATACCGCTCTGCTGCTCGCACATACCTCATTAGCGCGCTTGCACTAACGCCAAATTTATCAGCTATATTTTGCCAATACCACCCGTTGCTTGCAAGCTCTAATGCTTCAGCGATCTGCTCTTTTGACAGTAGGCTGCGGTTATTCGACGCAGTCATCTTCGTACTTGCCGAGGTAATCAGGCCAACCGTTCTCGCCATCAGTGACCTCATACAGCGCCACCATGTTACAGTAATGAGACTCGCTGTGCTGCGCGTCCTCGTAATCTCCTGACCCGGTAACTGCAAAGGCCGCAACAAGCAAGACGATAGCAAACGCCATCCAATGCTCCCCGATGTTTTTCATAGCAACCATGTAGCCTCCAATTATATACCCACATTGTTTACGCGGCCTTGTTATCTTTTACAATAACGTAAGCCTTGTTACGGTCATTCATATCTTTTTCATCCCACTTCCAGTCAGCTATGGGTATCGCATTTTCGCGCCACTGGGGGATCGACAGCTCGACTTCAATGATCTGATTAACCCTGCGCTCGGGGTAACCAGAGGGGCCATAATTCTCACAATAAGCGCCCGTTCGCACCCAGCCGCCTCTGATAACCTTTTTCCATGAAATTTGACCTTTAAACTGGCCCTTACGCTTGCCGCGTACATAGCGCGGCATAGAGTCCACAACCTCATCACCAAAGTACCGCCGCGCCATCGACTCGCCAAACTCGCCAGAGATATATGCGTGGCCTGCCTTGAATTGCGCTAGATGAGTCATTGCTTTTTCTCCTTTAATTGGGCCGCTTACGCGGCCTCCCCATTTTGCAAGCGAGTCCGTTGTACCCAGACTACTTTTCCGTAGTCGCTCATCATAAACTGGCGTTTGGTTTGCGCGGCGTCCATTGATGTGTAAGCGCCGTAAGTGACAGCGCGGTCACCGTCAACACTGAAACCCACTACTACAAAAATTTCGTTACTCATGCCTGTCTCCTTATCAATCAACAAAAACAATATACCAATCTACCCCCCTGTCATCAACTATTTCGTTATACCGTTTTCGTATATGCTTATTTCGATTGATTCTTATAGCCAGTCCTCAAAATCTATGCGCCCCTTCACCCCGCACTCTCTCGCCTGCCTCATCAAGTCATACTGATCTCGGTAGTGTTTAGCTACCGGGCCTTTGCCCTTTGTCTTCCTGTACTCTTTTCCCCTGAACGTATCATCTGCCAGCTCACGCAACAGCAGGCGCTGCTCTTCCGACAGCATCCTCTGCATCCAGTTACCACCTTCAATTTGGTGACAGCCGTAACACGCAGCGATAGCGTTTAGCCCGGTGAATCTCACACCCCACTGCCCACGACCCAGTCCGTGAGAGGTATGCAATCCCCTGTCGCCCTCTTGATATTGAGTGCCACACCGCTCGCACTTCCACTCAGCTCTTTCCTTGACGCACTTACTGAACGCGCTGTCTGCTGGTGTTATCTTGATGCCACCCACTACAGACCCTCTCGCTGCAGCTTCCTAAACTCTGAATCTTCTGGGTCACTTATCGGCACACCGTTGTCAATCAGCCACGCATGCACCTGCTCCATAAAGTGAAACATCTCGCCAGTGTTGAGTTTGCTGGTGCTTTTGACTTTGTTCGGTATCACTGTCTTGCCAACTGACATCTCATAAGTCCCGAGAAACCGGAGCTTCAAAATGTCCTTTGCATCTTGCTCCGTCATCGGCTCTCGGTGATCTCCGTCATCGTCAGTCACCGTCACCATTACGCCGCGCTCTCGAAAAAACTCTGCCATCTCGCGGCACCACAAATGGAAAAGATTGTTCTGGCTGTATGACCGCAGCGGCTTGAACTCTTGCGCCTTCCAGCACATCGGCTTTTCCCAGTCCCAATTTTCCTTCGCCCACCTGCCAAAGTTTTGCAGCCGCTCCACCAGCTCGTCTTTGTTTTTTACTAGCCACATCTCGCCTTGCATCGCTTTCAAGTCCTCCATGTCATACAAGAAAAAATACGGCAGCTTGTATGCGTCTGCCTTTTCCTCGAACCCATCATCTAGCTCGTCTTTTTGAACGAATCGCGCCTCGTCAAAAAATACTTCCTTCCAGATCCAGCCCATCATTTCTGTCTTGCCATCCCACTTCTGGCTGCTACAGAAAACGTATATGTCTACGGGATAATCTTTTTGGCTTGCCTCCACGTGCGCATCGAAAGAAGCACTAGCGACGACGTTGCGCGGCTTAGTCTTAACATCAATGAAAAGCCCGGCTGCAAGAATGTCGTACAAGGTCTTGCTGTTGTTAATCGACACGCGCACAGCGTCACCGCCGAGGTATGCAGCCACGTGATCTTCCGCTGCTTCGGCAAACGTCAGTCTGCTTTCGTCATGCGGCGCAATCGTGTGGCGATTAGACCAATTAGACACCGTCAACAATTCTCAGCGGCAGCGTGACATCAGCACCCATCTCGCTATCTTTGAACGTCATGCCGTTGCCGTAATACAGGCTTAACGTACCGTTCCACGTGGAACCAAACTTTTGCTTTCTGATCTGCACTGTCAGGTCGCATTCTTCGGAAAGCAAATCCTGCTCTGCAGCACTGAGGAATGCGCCAGACTCTTGCTTCTCTAGCGCCTCTGCTCGCTCAATGTTTCGGTTCACCAGCAGTAAGTTAGTCGCTAAATCAGTAAACGCTCCCGCGCCCCTGACATCGTCGGCTGTCGGCTTATGAAACGCCTGTCCACTTGGTCGCTTCCGAGTATGATGCACAAGAACAATGTGAACCCGCAGCGCCTCTGCCAGTCCAATCAGCGCATTGATAAAGTCACGCTGCTGGTCAATGTCCTCCGTGACGCCACACTTTTGCGCATTGTCGACCACCACCAGCTTGCAGCCTTTCTGTGCGAATGCGTCGATACAGCCATAAACTCTGGCTGGCTGCACCGTTCCGTAGACCTTGTAGAACCAAATGCGATCTCTCGTAAAATCACAGAGATTATCGAACTGCGCCCTTGTTATCTTTTCGCTCGCATATGCCTGCTTCATAAAGCGATACGCTTGCGCCTTGAACGGCTCCTCCAGAGACATCATTCCGACACGCTCATATCGGGAATAGTGCAGCGCCATCTGCGACATTACTGAAGACTTTGCAGAATTGTTTGGCCCGGCAATCATTGTCAACTCACCGTCGCGGAACCCGAACTTGTCTCTCACCACATCCCACGGCATAGGCACCCCATTGTTTGCGCCATATGTCGCCATGTCGTCCCATAACTCTTCGCGGTTGTCTGCCATCTGAGTCAACCGCAGCGACTCAAATTGACTCAACCGTTCCGCTAACTGTGTAGGCGACAAGTCCCTGATGTCCTCGTCACGCAAATGCTGCACTACGTCTGTCATAACCCGGCCCAGTTTTTCCTTATT